CATGCATCAGAATCAAATTTATCAAGTACATCAGGTTTCATTTGAGCAACCATTCCCATACTGTTTACATATCTATCTACACTGTTTGTTCCTATCGCACGTTGGGCTTGTGCCAACATAGATACAAACTCTACGTTTAATTCCATGCCCTGTAACTCTGGTGGAGCAGGTGGTATTAAATCATTTTCAATCATTCTGTTAAAAGTAATATCAATTAACGGATCTAACAGTTCATTATGTAATCTTTCCAATACTGGCCCTAACATAAGCAGCTTTTCTTCGTGACGTTCTGCTACTTCTGTTGCTGTCATCCTTGTATCAGTAGCATTTGCCAACATTAAAAACAAATCAGCATAAAAACTACTGTTAATACGCTGCCTTACGTCCTGTATATCTGCTAATAAATGATTTAAATTTAAATTTACGTTAAATGCTGTCTCAATTTTGCCCTGTTGACCATCAACAAACGTAACTCCACCGGGCAAACTGTCCACATCTCTGTTCTTCATGTAGCTAGGCACTTGTAATGGTGGCTTTGTTTGGTAGTCAATGCCCTGTGCTTTGCGTAATTGTTCATGTTGTAACTGTTTTATGTCACCTAATGCTTCCATCCCCGGTGAATTGCCATAGATATCGCCACCTGCAACACCCCATCTTGGCACAACTGCTGGAAATTCTTTGTATCCACTTTCTCGTAACACTTGTTCTCCCTCACCGCCTTGCTCAAAATAACAAGATTTGTATGCCATGTTGGTATTATCTTTTTTACTAAAGTCACGTTCTCTATCATCTCTTGGTTCTATCGCATGAATGACAGTTATATAGGTATCTAGGCTACCCCTGTCAAACAAATTCTTAACGGACGTTGAACATTTGTTATATCCAAACTCTCTTACCAGTTCTCCTACTGTTTTTTGAAATTCTCTGTACAAAGTATTAACTCTACCTTGATAATCTGTAGCTATTGCATATTCTCCTATCGTTACAGGGTAATGATGTATAGCTGTTTTCATGTCAGGTAATATTATTGACCCTGCAGTACCAAATGCTCCTAATTCTTCATACATACTGTGTAAAGTTCGGTATGTATTAGACTTTTGAAACACCAATTGCATACGTTCTGTTACATCGTTTAACCACATTTTTACTGGTAAGTATTTATTTAAGTCTGGATCTACTGTTCCTAACCTAAACCATGGTCTTGCAGGGCTTGTAGCACCTGCCATCATGCCAGCACCCAGTGTTCTTAATGCACGAGTACCAGTATTGTCATAAATACTGTTATGTCTTCTATGTCCTTTGTTTCTGTCCTGTACAAAATAACGTCCGTTCCTAGGTAATAAGTATGTTGTTACTTCTTGCCAATGTGACCACCAAGAAGCCCTCTCTGATCTGAGATGACCCCACCTCGTCAGTAGTTTAGCTCGTTTGGTTTTCATTGATTAACCGCCTAATAATGTGTTTTTACTAAGGTTTAACGTATTCGGATCTACTCCTGATGGCCCTGTTAACAATGTTCCACCACTTCCTTCTTGAGCAGATAGTTCACTTTCATCTACAGTTTTTTCTATCTCAGCACGTTTTTGATTTGCTCTGTTGTATTCCTGTTCAGTTCTTTCCTCTTCTTGCACAGCACGTTGTTCTGCTTTTTCATTAGATATTCTTTGCTCTTCTAATGCTTTTTCTTGTACCCTTCTTTGTTTATTTGCACTGCTAACAGCTACTACTGTAGATGCTACTGTTGCTACAACTGCTGTAACTACCATAATTAAATCTCCTTAGAATACATGATTTCTTGTACACCATATTTTAATTTTGGTAGTAGCTTTGCTAAAGCGGTGTCTTCTTTAGCGTGCCATAACATTAGTTTGCAGCCTTCAGATTTTGCATGATCCTCTGTAGCCTTTAACAAACGCAAACCTAATCGTCCACCTCGGAATTCCTTTTTGACAAACAAAATGTCATTCTGAGCAATTTTTAGATCAGCATAATGCAAGTGATGCATCATAATGTTTATAGAATATCCAATACATTCATCGCCCTGCATTGCTACATAGATGAATAACCAACCTGTAGAATCCATTGCTTCATACAGTTTGTAGTTTGGCTTTAGCTTCATTATCTGTTTGTTACGAGCAATCTCTTCGTAATGCTCCTCAAACAATGAAAATTCTGCTAATTCCTTAAATTCATCATGCGTGCAGAGTTTAATTTCCGTTTTGGGTACTCTACTTTCGTTTAGATTACAAGCAGATTCTTTAGTTACGGTCACACTGGTCATAAAACATAATTAGTTACACAATCAAATATTATATGCACTCTGTCTGTCGTGCCAACATTGTCCGCTGTATGCATTTTTTTATGGTTAAACCACCAGACTTCGCCTACCTCAAACTTTTGCTTCTGATCTCCGCAAGTTTGGCTACACCACTGGTTTGATTTAAGTACAAGATGAAACCTACTGTAGTGATCTGCATACGTTCCTTGGTCGTTATGTTTGGTTACATGGCCACTAGGCTTGAGATTAACAATAAGTACCCTGCCCATCTCCTTAACTTCTAGCTTTTCCAATACTGGTCGCATTAATGGTACAAGTGCTGGCTCTAAATATTCCATGCATGGGTAGTCATATGATCCTGTATCCCATAAAACGTAATACACGCTCATTTTTAATGGCCCTCTTACATAAATTGACTCTGTGTCTTTATGTGGTGAGTTAGTAAACTTTTGCCGTGCTGTTATTTCTGTCCATAATTCTGGTTTATCGTCTAACAATTTAAGCAATGGTTTTACATCCAGACCATGTGCTATACGAACAAAATTAGAGTCTGCTGTATGGGTCATATTCCGTCTTACCTGTGGCTTCTTTACGTCTTTTGATGTATATATCCTCTGGCACTTTCTTAGCTACTGGCAGGGCAAAGGTTAGTGCTAGTGCATCTGCTAAATCTGGTGACCCTGCTCCCTGCAATCTTTTCTTAATCTGATCTTTACTTTCCAATACTCGTCTACCCACATTGTCGTACCAATATATCGGTGTTGCTAACTCTTGTTTGAGAGCTATGTCGTTAGGTATTGCACCACCTTCTTCTATCCATTCTTTCATTAGCCACCACATCTCACTTCTACGATTGATGTATTGCTGTTGTTTCAGTGCTTTGCCACCAAACGGTACTTCGATTACGTCATATGACAATTGCCTGAGTCTGTCGATTACACCACTACCAGCACCTGCATCACAGAACACAGCATCTGGGTTATGTTGCTCTATCAAATTGGCTACTCTGGCTGCCAGTTCCATGTTGTCTATACCTCGATATACAACTGGCTTGAATGCTTGCTTACCTTGCCTTCTAAACACCACAGAACGGTCATCACCAAACCTTGCTGGGTCGATACCAAGGATCACTGGAAACAGTTTGACATGGTCACTTTGATATACACGTTTTGCTGCGTCTTCTGTGTCTGCCAATGCGATTAACTGGTCATCACCTTGGGCAGAAAAATCACATAAATATTCCCTTGCAAACGATGTCTCACTCATGTCTCGTTTAAGACGAGTTACCTCGTTGGGGTGTAGTGAGTCAGTGTCATATACCGTATACCTTGCAGCCGTCCAATCGCTTTCGTCTATAGCCTTGTAGTACAACTCAGAGAACAAGTTGATGCCTGATGGAGTACCAATAAATATTGACCAACCAAGACGGTCTGATAGTGCTGGCTGGACTATGTCTGTCCATAGTTCGTTCTTTAACTGTGCGACCTCGTCCATAACTATGCCGTCCAATCTAAGGCCCCTCATTGCATCGGGGTTATCACCTCCAAAGAGTCTAATGATCGCTCCATTATGTTTAAACCTGACCGATAGCTCACCCTCATTGATGTCGATTACAGAGGTTCTACGCAATGGTTCTATCTTCTGTTTTAGTCTTGCCCATGCAATTGCTTTTGCCTGTCTCAGGAACGGTGCAACATAAACAAACATGGCTAGTTCCTTGTCTGTCTTCATGGCCTTATCAATTAGCTCCATGATGGCTAGTTCTGTCTTACCTGATCGCCTGTGTAATGCGTAAACACTAAATCTTTGTTTCTTTATATGGCATTCTCTCTGCCAAGTACGAGGTGTGTAGTCTAGCTTGATCAACGGTTGTCTCACACCTGTGGAACGCCTGTTGAGATGGTCAGACTAATATTCCCACCTGCTTCTACTCCTACCTTTTCTCCATACTTCTTAGGATTCCATTTAGCCAATAACTTTAACCTTGCTTCTACCCTGTTCTTTTGCATCTGTACCGCAGCTGGATCTAGCCTTGTATTGCCCTCAGAACCGCAAAGAGGAGGAGGTGCATCTATTATCTCCAAACATTCTTCTGCAATAGCATCAGCACCCATATCTCGTGCGTGTGCGAAGCGTGTGATAAAGTCTCCATCCTTATCCTTCTCCAACCAGTTATAAATAGTTCTCCAATTAGGTTTATTTTTTTGACGGCAGTATGACCTCAAAGTATTACCATGAGCAATCCATTCGATAATTTCGTTAACTATTACAGGATCAGGTTTAGTAGAAGGTCTACCTAACTTGGATTGTTTTGTAGCGAGTTGGATAGGAGACTCTTTTTTCATAACGGCAAATTTGAGCTATATA